TATTACCACCTAAATAATTTAATGTTTGAGGAGTAATTGCTAATGAAGCTCCTTGTTTAATTACAATTGCACTATAACCTAAATCAAGAATAGGCATTTTAGCAGTTCCCCGAGGTAAAGTTACAAGTTTATATTTCATTACTTGTGTTGCTTGAGGAAAAGCCTCTAATAAAGGCATATTTTCAATTGCTTGTCCATAATATGCAGAACCTGAAGGGTGATTTGGATTATAAAGTGTATAATCAATTTCATCATCTGCTAAAGCAAATTGTGTAATTCTAAAAGAACCATCATTTTGAGCTAACAATTGACGGCCCGTATCTGTTAAAATAGCATCTATTGTTACTACTGAGTTATTTAAATATCCCATTTGTTGTTTTTTATTTTGTTATAAATATATTAAATTAATCCTTTTTCAGATAAGTTAGCGATAATAGTGTCAAATTTATCTAAAATTGTTTGAGAAGCAAATTCAGGTAATAAAAATCCAGGTGTACTTCCTCCTCCAACATTAGTTTTATTAACATTAAGAATTACGGTATTTGGATTAGGAACAAAAGTTTTTAATAAAAATGAATCTAAATTAGTAAAATTTATTATAGGTTTATCTAAAGTTAAAAACAATGATGAGGTAGTTGGATTAACATTTGTAATCATATATAATTGATTTTCATCTGCTGAAAATCTTATTTGGTCTCCTCTTTTTACAATAAATGGTTGATAAGGAAAATCATATCCTGATCCTGCAACTTCAGACTGTCTTGAAATTCCATATATATCAGAATTAAATTGAGATCCTGTTAGTACATTTTTTGAATTTGAACCTGTTTGCCAAAAAGATGAAGTTACATCAGGTGCAAACGGTGGGTTTGATGCTAATCTAAAATTTCCAGTTGATATAGTTAAGTCATGTGAAGCTTGGTTAGGAAATCCTCCATTATTTTCAAATATTATTTGAGCTCTATATCTACTTCCAGATATAGCTGTATCTCCTGTATCTGATGTTATATCAAACTCACGTATAATCGAATTATTAGATACAAGTAAACTAGAGGTAGAATATAAATTTGTAAAAGTTAATCCATTATCATTTGATTTTTGAAGTAAAAAAGTTAAGTCTATTGCTTGTCCGTATCCACTTAAATCAGAATAAATAACTTGAGTATAAAGTCTTGGAAATATTAAAAGACTTGGGTCTGATTGTTGAATTGCTAAATACTCACCAGTAAGAGATGCTGTAGTTGCTGTAGATCCTGAGGTTGTAGGTGCTACAAGATTTAAAGTTTCAAAAGTTGAAGGTGAAGTATAAGTTGTAGTAAATATATTAGCTTGAATATTATAGCTAGTAGTTAAAGTTGTAGAGCTAAAAGACATTGTTGTTAAAGCTTGATTTGCTATACTTGAGGTTTGGGAAAATATTATTGCTTGAGCTAATTCTCCTGATTTTATTACGGATTTAATTCCTGCAAAAGGGGTTTCAAAAGTAGTAGTTTGGCCATAAAAAAGCACATTTGCTTTATTATTTTCATTAAAAGTTCTAGTTAAATTACTATAATAGGAGCCGGTTAAATTTGGAGTATAAACATTACCTAATTCATCAATTAAAAATTTAATAAAAAAGGCTGTTTTAGGTATAATTTCGGCTGTAGTTCCTCCAAAACCTTCAAAATAAGCAAAATATGTATGATCTCCTTCTACAGCTGGATTTTCGGAATTATATCCTACATTAAAATCAGGAGATGAATTTTTACTACCATTATATCTTGGATTTGCACTCCTAAGTGTAGTATAATTTGAGGAGGGAACTGTTGAAGGAGTTGCACTTCCTGATCCTCTAGAAGCGCTTATAATTACTGCAGAATTTACAGCTGTTATAGCATTTGAGGAAAAATCAACATCAAAAAATTCATCATTTGGTCTATTTAAAAGAGCATTATCTATTAAAGGATTAAATTCTGAGTTAATAAATAATGTTGAATCAAAAGGTTCTGCAACAACTTGTCTAGATCCTATTAAATCTCCTTGAGCACTAGTTCCACCTGTTGCTATAGCATAATTAAAATTATTAGGTGCAACTAAATATACAAAATCAGTTGCTCTTTCTTGAATAGTTAAAATTACAAAATTACTTGAACCCATTATATTGGTTCCAATTATTTGCAATTTTTCAAGATTACCTAAAGTATTTTCAAGATTTAAACCATTTAATGAAGTTTTACTAACTATTATCCATTTATTTCCATAGGTAGGTCTTGGTAATAATCCTGAAGAACCTGGAGCGGGGTCAAAAAAATTATAAACAAATATTTGTCCAGAACTTGGGGTTAATATTAAAAATTGATTTTCATATGTTCTATTATTAAAATCATCTAGGTTTAATGCATATTGATAAAAATTATATGTTATAACAGTTGTATCTGCTAATTTATATGGATTTAAAGGATTTAATTCTCCATCTTCTACTTGAATAAATGAACCACTTAATTCACCATTAAAAAATTCTATTTGAGTTGAATCTGTAAATTCAACAGGTCCTAATAAAGAGGGAGTTGAGCCTGTCCAACTTTGGGTAATATTAACTATTCCATTTCCTGTAAATTGAGAAGAAGTTAACCCAAATAAATCCGGCATTGTACCTCCTGTGCTACCTGTAATTTCATACATTTGGATTGGAGAACCTGTAATTTCTATATTTTGAAAAACAAAAGGGGTATCCCAAGAAATATTAGGAGTTGATCCACTTCCATAAAAAGATGTTGTTGTATGAGTATTAAGTTGAGGAACTGGGTATTTGTTTCTTTCTAAGGTTGTTTGTTTAATTACAATACCTGAAGCAAGACTTGTTCTAGCAGGAACCCAATCTTGAATCATTTTAAATAATGAATTATCAAAAAATTTAATAAGTCTTACATAATCTAAAAAATTATAGTTACCTGTATATTTTTCAAAATAGTAATCTCGTAAAGCATTTAATTCAGGATATGATTCTGCTGAGGAAGATACTAATCTAGGATCCCCTATATAATCCCCAATATTAAAATAACCTAATTGGCCAGCAATATCATTATTAATTTCATTTTGAGGTGAAAATGATACTTCAACATAATCAACATTTTTAGTATAAGAACCACTTTCAGGTACATCTTGTTGTACTGAAATAAATGGAGATAAAATTTTATTTGTAGGTAAATTTACTTCGTTTGATCCACTATATGGTAAAACTATATTTTGTTGTCTAATTTTATTTGATATTCTATTTTTTATTCCTGAGGGAAATTGGTTTGGGTATACAAATTCTCTGTTTTCTACAAATACCGGAGTAGTATTAAATACAAATGTACTTATTCCACCTGGAAAGGATGAAGTTGTTACCCATGATCCTGTAACTTTAGGATGAACTGATATTGATGATGTATATAATTCACCCCCTAAAGTAGCTCTAAATATTAATGTATCGGGAGCTGTATTAATTCCATTTGAATCTATTGAATAAGGATACATTATATAATCCTCAAAAGAATCTACAGTTAAAATTTCATTGTAATATCTTATTTCTTGATAGGAACCACTAAACATTTTACCTAATGATGAGGATGAAGTGGCAGGAAAATAATTTACAATACTGGTTACCCATGGAACATCAGTTCCACTAAAAGATGAGCTTTGTAAAAATTGATATGTATTGTAATTTCCTCCGGGAGTAGTTTTATTACCTGCATATAATGTATAGTCTCCAGAATTTGGAAGTGTTGTAACCATAACATTCCACCAATTACCATCAAAAAATGGTAAATAAATACTGGCGGATTGATTTAGAGTTGTAATATCAGGAATAAATTCTAATAAAGCATATTCATTATAAGGATTAGGGATTGAGCCTGAGTAAGAACCACTTGCATATCCTGAACCTGTGTATCTTAAACGGATAGTTGCTCCTGCATCAGTTGTCCATAAACTTTGGGAATAATATCCTGTATTTGTAGGTAAACCTCTTGTTTGGAATCTAAATTGTAAAGTATGTGGGACTGATGTGTTAAATAAAGGGTTAACGTCCCATGAAGATGTTATATAATTAGTTCCCTGAGTGTCAAAAGCATAATTAAATTGATTAAACCAAAGATCATAATCATTTTCATCTATTTTATTTTGACCTCCAAACTCATTTACTTGAAGAATAGTATCGGGAATACCGTAAGTAGTAATTAAAGCTTTTAAACCTTCTAATGTACCTTTTTTCTTTAAAAGATATGGTAAATTAGCATATATACGTTTGTAAGTTTCAGCATTTATATCTTCAGTAGGTATTAAAGAACTGGTAGAGGATGCTGTAACATAAGTATTAATATATTCAAACCCTGTTGGTGTAGGTAAGGATCCTGTTGTATATGGTAAATTAAATAAACTTCCTGAAGGGGTAAAACCTAAAAGTGCTGAGTATAAATCATTTGAAGAAAAATTATTTTGATAAATTTTAATTCCCATATCTCTTAAGATATCAGCTACTATATCTTTAGATACACCATAATTTATACGATTATCAGCATTATATTTATTTGTAATATCTTGAGTATATAAAAATACAGTATCAAAATATTGAGCAATCATTTCAATAAATAATTCATATTGAGAATTATTTGGATCTTCTAATAAATAAGATGGAATAGCATTTGTTAAAGCATTATTATTTTCAATATCATAAGTTTCAGCAACAGCTGATTGAGATGTAAACCACGCTATACCTGATACTGAACCTGTTGTAACATTTGTATAGGGTGGAGTATTACCTGTTTTAGGCCATGATGTTGATCCTGAAGTATAATATAAAAAGTATTCATACCCATCAAATCCTGTTATAATTTCATTAATTTTGTTTTGCCAAATTATATTACTTGAGGAAACATAATAATTAGTTGGAGTTCCTGAAGAAAGTGAAGAGCTATATTGATATTGTTGTAATAAGGATAATTTATAATAAAAGTTTTCTAATCTTGTTTGAGCTGATGAAAAATGAATAAAATTTGAATAATCAGAATAATCTACATTTATTTCAATACCAGTATTAGCAAGCATACTATTTAATTGGTATTGAATACTTCCTGTTCCTTGAGAATTATTTGTATTATTTAATTGAGTTAAATTATTATATTCTGTTGAATTATTAATTTGATTTTGAATATCAAGATTAGTATTTGGTCCTTTTAGTTGAATATTTTCATCAATAAAATCAAATGTTTGAATAATATTAATATTATATGCTATAGGATTTGCAACTTGAGTTACAACCCAACATTGAGAATTTATATTAAATTCAGGAGGAAGCGGATCATATAATTTAATTAATACTGTTGGGTTATTAACATCTGAATTATCTAGTAAGATATTATTAGCAATTACTAATTGGTTAGATCCAAAATCTAAATAAAAATCATAATAACTTCCAGTTGAAGTTGTAATATCATTTATTAATTCTAAAGAAGAAGAAATAACAGATAAATTAGGAATAGTTGTTGTATCTAATCTAATTTCAGTTCTATTTGAACTGATTTGAGATAAAAAATAAGTATTGTTAGAATTTGAAGATAATTTAGGACTAACAAAATTATATAAGGTATTATATTGGCCTTCTGTATATCCTTGGGAAATTAAATTTACTTGAGGATCTAGTACTAATCCATTATCTATTAATGAATATCCTCCATAACCATCAACATCTTCAAATAATATATTACCATCTAAATCATAAGTAAAATATTCAATAATATCTATTCCTGGTGTAAATTGAACTTCTGTTTCAAAAGATGTTATTAATGAAATATCCTCATTTGAATAATCTTGATATTCAAAAGTAGTTGGATTTATTGGAATTATATTAACTATTTCAGACATTATTAATTGGAAGTTGTTGTTGTTGTAATTCTAAATTTTCTTTTCTTAATTCCGTAATTTCATCTATTAATGCTTGAATAGTATCATCATTACTAAAGTCTCCAGCATATTCTTGACTGGTCTTAATAAGATATTCATGAGAATTTATATCTCCAAATTTAGGTATTTCAAAAAATAAAGATTGATAATTTGTAAAAAATTCAGATACAGAAATAGAAGGATCTACTACTGAGGGGATTGGGGTTGGTTGAACTAATTGAGTAAAGGAAGTATCAATAACTCGTTCATATTGAGTTTTAGAAAATACTTGTTTTGATAGGTTTACTGATTCGGCCATTATCCATTAATCACTTTAAAATAATATTGATCATCAAATATTTGTACTGTTCCTGCTATATCAGATTTAATTAAAATAGCATAATATCTTTCAGGTTCTAAACCATTCATGTAAATATCAAAATAACTTGAGATAGAATCTGCATTTAATTGGGTAGCTTGGGTATCAAAATCAATAACCATTTCATTTGTATCTAAATCTTTAATAGCCCAATAAGAAGAGGTAGGTAAATAGTAATTATTTGTGTAAACAGAGCTAGTTTGCCATATTTGAAGTGGATACTCCGGACGAGCATTTATTCTAAACCTATTATAACTTTGAGGATAAAAGACTCCTGGGTTTTGAGCTAAGGTTATTGTTGCTGGAAGAGTATCTAAGATTTCCATAGAAGAAGATCCTGAATTCCAGGTATAATCTCTCCAACTAAATTGTAAAGCTGGGGGGTAAATTGTATGAGTGTCCCTAGAAAAATATTTTAATTCAGGTTGAACTTCTTGATCATTTATAAATTCAGTTAATTGCTTTATAATAAATCCATCTTGGGAAATTGCCCCTGTGTATCTAGCTCGAATAATATTAGTTACATCTAAATTTAAATCTTTTGTATCATAAAATCCAAAGGTTGTAGATGCTGATATAGGATATAAGTTTGAATTAAAATAGGGGACTGTAGATCCTGTAAACCAGTTACCACCACCGGCTGGTGCATAAGTAGTATTAAATGAAGCTGTTACTCCACTTGGATATGATGCTACTAGCCATTTACTTTGTGCGGCTACTGATCCTGAGAATGTTCTCCAAATCCAGCTAGTTCCATTAGTTTGTTCAGGTTCATCTAAATATCTTCCAGTACCCATATCCCAATTACCATAAACAGGATAACACTCAACTGTAGTGTTTGATTGTAAACCAGTAGAAGTAGCAATAAAACATTGTAAATTAACTTTCCATAAGTTATTATCTAATAGTTTAGATGAAGTTCCATTAATTCCTATTTTATTATCTAAAACATCATCTATTTCATCTTCTGAAAAGTTGATTAAAAACCGACTAGTTTGGGGATTTGGATCAGCATAAGCAAAAGAAGTTTCTGTTGCTTCGATAATTTCATCTAATCCTGTATTCATATTTGGTAATATAGAATACAAAGTTGCATCTTTAGTAGGGAATAATTTATATACTGCCATTTTTTATATTATAATGATACTACTCTACCTTGAATATCTTGATCAGGATATTTAACTTCAAAAATACTTGGATCCAAAGATGGATAAATTACATTTGAAATTGTTGCTGCCTCTATATCATAAGAATAAGGTGAATATCCTAAATTAATTCCTGATAGATTTGTAATTGTTATATCTTTTACTGTTTGAACACCTTTTATTTTATCTAAAAGAATGTAAATATTTCTTAAAATAATGGGTTGATTAATTTGCCATTTATCAATATTAAAATAATCTTTTAATACTGTAATGCACTCAAATAATACTTGATTACTATTAAATTCTGGTAAGATAATAATATCAAAACCAATTTTAATATTAACTATAAATGCATCTTTAATAGAAACAGCATCATTGACCATTCTATATTGAGATAAATATGTAGTTAAATTACTTTTAAGTGCGGGAGATGCTGTCGTTAATTGATTGTCTACATTATAAGATAACGTGTATAAATCTAATACTGAATTAGATTCACCTGCTGATAATGTGAGTGCTTTTGTTGGTTCTATATACGCTTTAGATATAACACCAAATTTAGCAGGCATTGAAAGTGATCTTACTAAATAATCATCTTGTGTAACGTTACGTAATTGTGTTGCAAAGTTTGCAGAGGAATTTTGTCTAATTTCTTCAATAGAATCCCCATCTCCACCTCCATCTGCTGCGGTTAAATTTGTAACTTTTAAAGAATTAAAAATTGTTTGAGCAGTTACAGCATTTAAATTTGAATTTAAAAATTGAATATTACTTGTTAAATTTGTTAAAGAATTTGCAGGAACATTAGCTGCAACCCCCCCACCTGTTAGATATCTTACAGTTAAAGTTGTTTGTGAAGGAGCAATCCCATACGTTTTAGTAAAAATAAAATTGGAAGGAGCATATGCTGTTGTTAATTTAGATTTTTCAAATGGTAAACCTAAACCAACATTATTTGAGTTAGGAATGATAATTTCATCACTATCATTTGCTGTACCCGCCCCAAATTGAAGTTGTAAAGACCCAGAATTAATAAATCTTGAAATAAATCTTCTTTGTACTTTTTCTAATTGAAGCAAATAAGGTGTATCTCCTTTATATTGGGATAAATTTGGATCATTAGGATTTGTATTTTTTATTGAATTATATATACATTCTTGAGCTAAATAATCTACTTCATACCATTGATTATTATTTGTATCAAATATATCTAAAATACCTATAATTCTAGAAGTATTAATCTCTACTGTTGAAAATTGTTGAGGTATTGTAAAGGGAAATGTTGTTGTTTGAATAGTTGCAGATATAGCTTTTCTTTCTTTTTGTAATAAAAAATATAAAGGATTACCACTACCATCAATACTAAATACAGATATTTCTGTAGGATCTCCTGAAGATGAAACACTAAAATCAACAGGGTCTTCTACTAAAAATGTTATATTACCATTAGTAACAGAACCAATTTGTGAATTTTGATTAATAAATAAAGAATAATTAAAATCAGGAACATAAGTTGATGCTGATAATATGGAAGGGACTTGTTGATAAAAATTAATATAGGTTGTTGCTACTTGTGTTACATTTGGTTTATAACCAAACATATAAGCTAATTCATATAGGTTATTAGTTTGACGAGCATATTGTAAATATGTTTCCTGAACCTGATTGTCTAAATAAAAAGATAAAACATCTCCCACATAAGCCGCCATTTCCATAAACATCATCCCTGGGGAAGATGGAGTAAAATCATTATATGTTGTAGGGAAATAAGTTTTAGCATAATCTACTAAACTTGCTCTAATTTCTGTAAAGTCCCTATTAATATATTGTATGTTTTTATTTTTAGTTGCCATTATGTAAATGCTATTTCTAATATATCTGTTAAACCTGTATCTGCTATATTATATTTTAATACTATATTAATTTGATTAATATCTGGGAGGGAATCTATATTTAATGAATCTACTATAACATTAGGGAAATTTATTCCTAATTGTTGTTGAATATCTTGTTTTAAATAATCTGTATTTCCTTCTGTGATTTGTTGGAAAATAAAAGCTCTTAAGTCTCCACCAAATGTTGGATTTAAATATATTTCATTTTTATTTGTTAAAAAAAAATTAATTAAATTTACTTTTATTGCTTCTTGAGTAGTATAAGTTGTTTTAAAGACACCTAAAGCATTAAAAGGAATAGATACACCAACTCCCGTTCCAGGTTTAGTATCTATAGGAAATATTTTCTTTGCTCCAAATGCCATTACTTATTCATTAATCCCATTATCATATCTAATCCTACTTCCCCTGTAGGTAGAGCACCATTAATAGTATCTACGGATTGGGGTTTAAATTCATTTGCATATTGAGAGGTTACTGCCCCTCCATTCTGCATTTCACCTAAAATATTACCGAACATTGCTTGTCTTTCGACAGCATTCAATTTTTTAGGTTGTTCAATATGAGGTTGTGCGTAAGTATCTCTTACTGTTTCGTTTACAACCGTTCTAGGAGCACGTACTGCTTCTAAAAGAATATCTTTTAATTCTTCTTGAATTGCTTCTTTTACTGCCTCTTTAATAATTTTTTTAAAATCTGATGGTTTCATTGTTTATAAATATTAAATTAATAAGCTTTTAAATTATCTCTGTCAATTATAAATTTAAGTTCTGAGATTAATGTTTGATTGTTAGTTGTAAACGATAATTCTGTTTGGATTAAAACAATACCATATTGATTTTTTCCTAGAGCACGTCTACGATTTACTGTGGGTGTATAAGGTACTACTTCAATTTCAATAATAAATCCATTATATGTAGTTTCATTTTGTGTTACATTTGATTTTAATTGGATTTCAGCTACTGCTAAAATTTCGGAAGATATAGGAATTACTGGTGGAGATGAAGCTGAGGAGCATTTTTTTAAAAAAGCATCTATTGAATTTAATAATGTTACTACTATTAATATATAACCACCAATAATAGAGGCAACTAAAGCAGCACCCCCAATAATTGAATTTAATTTAGTTAATTTAGAATTACCTTTATCATCAAAAGTAGTTTCACGTATAAAAGTTTGGGCATCATTTAATCCGGAAGCTATAATTCCCGGTAATCCTGGAGGTGATGGAACTAGTTTTGCTGTTGCTGATAATCCTATGGCTATATTTTTAATAGTTTTAATATTATTTGTTACAAGATTTAAAAATGCAGAAACCCCAGTTAAGGATAATGTAATAATATTTAATGTTTTTCCTATTTTATTTAATTGAGATACTATTAAATTTCGTTGTTGTATTATTTTATCTATAGTAGCTTGATCAGCACATATTCCTGATGTTAAATATTTTTGTATATAAGTAGTTATTAGATTTTTTATTGCTGGTTCAATAATTTTTTTAACTTGATTACCAATTGTTAATAATATTAAAGGTAATTTAGCAATACCTATAGCTTTTAAATCATCAGGAGTAGCATTTTCTATTTGAGATACATCTATATTTCCTTCAGCTTGTTGGTCTAATATAAGTTGATTATCAGCAGCTTCTTGTAAACGTTTTTCCTCTACTTTTTGAGGGGTAGGAGTTGATTGTACTTGAGATAAAGGTGAAGGAATTGTAGGAAGGGGAGATAGTACTTCTTCAATAATAGTAGGTTTTGGGTCAGGAAATTCTAAAATTATAGTATTAGCTAATTGTTTTTCTGTTATTCCTATTAATTTATTTCCTTTTATAATTAAAACTCCTTCTGAATTTGATAAGATTGCGGTTTTAAATGGGCCTAATCTCTCAAAGGTAATAATATCACCATTTGATAATCTAATATATGGAGGAGATATAGCCATTATATTGTATAGTTAGTTTTAGATTTTAATTTTTCAAGATTACCTTGAATTATTTTTAATTTATCTAAAAGTTCTGTAGAAGCTACATTTAAAGGAACTATAAGTGTTCCTGGAGGGGTTGAAACTAAAGTAGAACAAGTTTGTAAAAACGCACTTAAATTATTGATTAAATTATTTAAAGTAGAAATTGTACTATTACCTAATAATACAGGTTCAGTCGCATTTTTAGAACCTAAATATACTTTTTCTGATTGAATAATCACAGTAGGAGAATCAATATTTACGCTTTCAATACCATTTAAATTAATTGATTTTTTAGAACTTAATAATATATGATCTACTGATGAATTAAATACTAAACGTCCAGAATTTAAAATAATTTGTTTGTCTGAATATTCATTGGGTGATTGGGGAGAATTAGAAGGATAACTAAAATAATTAATACTTGAAGCATTTAAAGGAATTTTTTGGGTACTTGTAGCATAAATAGAAGAATCATCATTATTTATATCTTCTACTGTTGGAATCCAACCTTGTTTATCTTGAATACCTTGACCATTTCTTATAATTAAGATAGGATCACCATTTGTACCAACTGAGGACCAATTATTAATTGTATTTTGGACGGTTGAACCAATTCTTATACTATTACCCCATCTACCTTCTTCAATTATATCTCCTTCAAAAGGTAAAATTGGATGAATATTTGAACGTTCTTTAAATGTTTTACCTAAAAATATTCCAGTTGATTGATCTTTAGGATCTATTGCTCCTACTCTTCGAACATTACCTGTTTGAGTTTCAATATAATCTTTTTGTTGAGATGGAGGTAGAGAATTAGGTGTAGTAGGATAAGCATTATGATGAGGATGATTCCATAAAGAAATTATATTAATATAATATTGTTCTTGATTTGAAGAAATTATGTCAATATTGGTATTAGGAAAAGACATAATAAATACTATTTCATTAATAAGAGGAAAATTTTTTGAATTACCTGTTAAAGGTCTTGCAGTTGGTAATAAAGAAGATACAAGGGGATTTGTAACATCTTCATATTCAACTATTCCTAAAGCATTCCATTCTCCTAGTTCTTTAAATCTAGGATGAGATTCATCTAAAACAATACTTAAAACTCTTACTGCTTTAACTAACCCTGATTGGGCAAATGCTTGTTGGTAAGCATATCCATTATTGCTATTATTATTAAGATTTTTATTTGCTGATACAAATCCATATTTAGCCATTATTTATCTCCTTTTAATTCATTCATTGCAGATAAAAGTTGATCTTTTTCTTCATCAGAAATAGTTAAAGTACCATCTGCTGTTTGAGTTTGCATTGCTCGTTGAGCAAGTGCGGCCATTTTAATTAAGATATCATCATTTTTAACACTTATATCCATATATTCTTTAATTAATGGAACTACCAAAGTAGCATCTCCAATATCTGATATTAGAGGTTTTAATTCATTTATTAAAGATGTAACTTGTTTATCTTTTTTTTGTTGATTGTTGTAAATTTCTTCTAAAAGATCAGAAAATTTTTTTTTACCAAAGACTATGTTATCAAATTGTGACATAAAAATATATTGTTTAGTTTATTATAAATATTAAAACTAAAACTTTGTATATCCCTGTTCTAAATAAAATATATAATTTTGTTTAAAGATATCATATAGCTGATTAGCTATTTTTGTGATTTTAGGGGTTTTAGCATCTATTATTTCTCGAATATAGATGTAAAGTGCTTTTTTATTAAAAATATCTAAATTTTCTCTTTTTCTAAATAATTCTAAAATTGCGTCTGCTATTTGAGCATCATATTCTTTTGGAAATAATTCATATATATTTTGAGTACAATGTTCTATATAAAGATCAATAAAAGAAGATAAACGTTCATTATATGAAGACTCATCAATATTATAAGAGTGGCTTTCTGATTCTTCTAAAATTTCAATAGGAGCAGTATCAACACGTTTTTTATAATTTTTTTGGTTTGATAAAATTAAATAACGTTTT